AAAACTATGAATCTAAATGCAGAGGTGCCAGCGACTGCACTTGGTATGGAGCACATAAACACCAACTCCTCGAACTTAGAAGAACTCGAAGCACAAGTGGCTAGAGTCAGAGCAAAGCTTGAGCGAACAGAGAGTCAGAAGAATTTTGAGGTTGTGGATGCAATTGAGGGGGAGATAGTTGGCAAGACCGAAGAAGATTAACGCTACTCCTGTAAAAAAAAGCACAAGAGAGCAAAGAATCTTAAAAGCACAAGAACTTGCACTTCTAGAAAGACAGCTAGAAATCAAAGAATGTCTTCCACACCTCTATGGCCTTCGCTGGTACACATGGCAATGGAACTTCTTTGTAAGTCGTCACAAAGTAAACTTATTAACAAGCGCTAACCAGGTCGGGAAAAGTAGTTGTCAGATTCGTAAAGCTATTGATTGGGCCACAGATGTAAAAAAATGGCCTGAACTTTGGCCCCACTCTACCCCAAGACAATTTTGGTATTTCTACCCCTCAAGTGACCTTGTCACTACAGAAGTAGAAACAAAGTGGATACCTGAATTTCTACCACGAGGTAAGTTTAAAGATCACTCTGTTTATGGCTGGCGTATTGAATACGAAAAGAAAAAAGTACACAGCATTGTCTTTAATTCAGGCGTAACTATTTATTTTAAAAGTTATGAACAGAAACTAAAAAACCTACAAGGTAGTAGTTGTCATGCGGTCTTTGTGGATGAAGAACTCCCAGAGGATTTTGTGCCAGAGATTATGGCCAGACTTGGTGCTGCCACCATTCAAGGTTACTTCCACTCAGTCTTCACAGCCACTATCGGGCAAGAGTTTTGGCGCTTGGCTATGGAGCCTGGCGAGAATGAGAAAGAAAACTTCCCCGATGCGTTCAAACAACAAGTAGGTCTTTACGATTGTATGACCTACAAAGATGGCACTCCTGGCCCTTGGACCGAGGAGATGATTCAAGCACGCATTAAATCCTGTGTGGATGAAGGTGAAGTTCAACGAAGGGTCTTTGGTAAGTTCGTAAGTAAACACGGTAGAGCTTATCCAACGTATATTCCCGATAGACACTTCATTAAGCCCCACCCCATTGATCTTGAATGGAAAATTTATTCAGCAATTGATAATGGAAGTGGCAAGGGAGCCCACCCCGCAGGCATTGTCTTCATCGCTGTAAGGCCCGACTTTCAATACGGAGTCGTTTTTAAATGTTGGCGAGGTGATGATGTTGTCACGACTGCTGGTGACGTGATTCAAAAGTGGAAAGAAATGGGTGCAGGACTTCACATCACTCAAAGCTGGTATGATCATGAGGCAAAAGATTTAAAGACTATCGCAGATAGGCAAGGTGAGAACCTAAATCCCGCTGATAAAAGTCGCGATAAGGGTCAACAAATTCTAAATACCCTTTTCAAAAACGACATGCTTAAGATTTTTGATGATGAGGACGGTCAAGGCGCAAAGCTTGGTGGTGAGCTCATTGGATTAAAAGAAAACACAAACAAGTCTAAGGCCAAAGATGATTTGATCGACCCCACTAGGTATTGCGTAATCGGAATTCCTTGGGATTGGTCCGTTATTGCCAAAAACTTGACCGAAGAAGAGGTACTCATTGGAAAAATCAAAGCCACGCCACCCACAGAAAAAGAGCTCCTTGAGCAACAAATCAGAGAGCGTAGAGGAATTGTCCCAAGATCCGAGGAGCCCTGGTCAGAGTTCTACGCCGAATTCGATGAATGGAACGAAATGTATGGATAGCCCTTTAAAAGCAAATGAATTGTGCCGTATAATCAAAGCATGTCGTGAGTCAGGAGTGGCAAAGCTACGTCTTGGCTCTGTTGAATTAGAGTTTTATAAATCTGACTCCTACAATCCATTGGAGTTGCCAAAACTAGGACATTCACAAGTAAGCAAAACAATAAAAAAGAATTCGCTACAGCAGGAAATACCAACGGAAATGGTTTACTTCCCTGAGCAAGAGGATGAATTGAAAGAAGAGATGCATGCTCAGCTTTTAATTGATGACCCTTCTTCCTTTGAGGAACAAATGATTTACGAAAACCTAGCTTCTGCGAACACTGAGGGTGAAAGATATGGATTTGAAGATAGCAGACCTAGAGAAAATTTATCTTGATGCAGAAAATGCTGATAAAGAAACATTTAGCGAAGAAAGAAGCAATATTCTTCTCATCGCAGGTGAGCACTACACAAGAAAGAATCAAGCATTTAATCAAACAGTAAGAGACAACAAGTCACTTAGTGACTCACAAAAATTACGCATTACTAAGAACCACGTTCATAAAGTTTATAGAACTTATGTGGACAGGATTTTAGGATTTTCCCCAGGTGTCGCTATCGTTCCTCAGAAAAACTCTGAGCTCCAAGACCAAAAAGATGCGGAGCTAAACGCAGCAGTTTGGCAAGACGCTAAATATCGCCACAGAATTAAAGAAAAAACTGCGCAACTCTGTGAGGACTTCATTGCTCTTGGCGCCTGTGCTGTGAAAGTATTTTGGGACCCAACAGCGGGGCAGTTCAAAGGTTATGAGCCAAAAATGATGTTGGATGATCTAGGACAACCCCTTTTAGATGAAATGGGTCAACCAGTTCCGCAGTTAGATGAGATGGGCCAGCCAGTTTTAGATAAAACTAAACCAATCTTTAGCGGTGACATGGTTCACGAAAGAATCTTCGACTTCAACTTACTTTATTCCGCAGGAGCTATGGACATTAAAGAAGCTCCCTGTGTGATTGTTCGTAAAATGGTAAACACCAAAGAACTCGAAGCTAAGTATAAAGATAACGAAGAGAAATTAAAGTTCGTAAAAGATTCTGTAGATAAAAGCTTTATTGTTTTTGATGCCACTAAACAAAGTTATGAGATGGCTAAAGATCAAACACTCATCAAGGAATATTATTTCAAGCCTTGTTACAAATATCCTATGGGGTATTTCTACTATGCAACTTCTCAAGGAATTCTAGAAGAAGGTGAGCTTCCCTTTGGTATTTTCCCTATTGTTTATGCTGGATTTGATACTCACCCCACTGCACGCAGAGCTAAAAGCATCATTAAAGTAGTTCGCCCTTTTCAGGCTGAGATCAACAGAGCAAGTAGTGCGGTTGCCACTCACCAAGTAACACTTGGAGATGACAAAGTAGTTTATCAGGCTGGGACGAAGCTTAATCCTGGCGCCCTACTCCCAGGTGTTCGCGGTGTTACCTATCAAGGCTCGCCACCAACAATTATTCCAGGCAGGACTGGCGCTCAGTATCTTGATTACATCACGTCAACCATCACAGAAATGTATGATGTTGCGATGATGGCAGAGGAGAATGAGGACAAAGGTGCTGGTCAGTACGATGCAAACACTCAACTCTATAGAAGTCTTCGTCAACAAAAGAAATACGCAAGATATGGTGAGAAATTCAATCAATTTTTAGTGGATTGGTGTGAATTATACCTAAAACTAGCAAAAGAATACCTTCCTGATGATCAACTTATCTATGCAGTAGGAAGACAAGAGATAGTAAACATTCCTGAGTTTAGAAAAACAAGTCCCCTTTGTTATCGTGTAAGAGTTGAAGAACAAGATGAAACTCTTGAAACTAAGTTAGGTAAACAGTTAACATTCACAAATATTCTTCAATATGTTGGTAAGCAACTTAAGCCAGAGGATGTTGGAAAAATCATCAAGGCCATGCCGTTTGGAAACGTAGAAGAAGCCTTTGAAGATTTAACTATAGATTATGAAAATGCTAGGAATGATATACTAGCTCTTGATCGAGGCGAGGCACCAGTGCCCAACGAGTATGAGAATCACGTCTATATAATCAACAAACTCACTCATAGAACCAAACAAGCAGATTTCAAATTCCTTTCTCCAGAAATACAACAAAATTATCAAAATTACATAGCCCTTCATCAGCAAATGGAAGCTGAAAAACAAATGAAGTTGCTGCAAGCAAAACAAGGACTGATTCCTACAAGCGGCGCACTTGTGGCTTGTGATATGTATCAACCAAACAGTGATCCGAATAAGGCACCTAAGCGCGTAAGAATTCCTTACGATGCTTTAAATGATTTAGTTCAGAAACTTCAAGTTCAAGGGATGGGTCTTGATGAACTTGAAAAGATGAACGAAGGACGGTTGGCAGAAACCGCTCAGTACATGATGAACCAATTCAACCAAAATCTAAACACGGCACAAGCTCCTGCACCTGGTCTGCCACAGAACGCGGGATGGCCAACCATAGCCTAAAAGGAAAACCGTACTATGAACATTGAAACATTAGAGACCCAAACAGAAACAATTCCACAAATGGACACAGCGCCTGAGGTCCAAACGACTCCAAAAGAAACTGAGACAGTAAGCGCTGCGCCAAAGGAAAGTGACAAGGTTCCGACACAAACAATTGCAGAAAAAATTCAAGCAAAGACAATCGTCAGAAAGAAGTCCCCTGCTGCAAGTGGCGAGACAGTTAAAGAAGAAGCTCCTGCTTATACACCTAACTTTAAATTTAAAAGTTATGGAAAAGAATATGAAATTGATGAAATGTTTCGAGGACTTATTAAAGACCCCGAGACAGAGAAGAAGGTAAAAAGCTTTTTTGAGCGTGCTTATGGAGTAGACGTTATGAAGTCTACAAACCAAAAAGTAAAAGAGGAGTTCAACGCTTTTAAAGAACAAGTAGCTCAAAGAGATAAGGCTTTGGACACTTTAAGCAGCTACATTCAAAATGATGACTTACATTCTTTTTTTCAGGCCTTGAAAATTCCCGAAGAAAAGGTGTTAAGATATGCTCTAGATAGGGTTCAGTATCGCGAGTTGAGTCCCGAACAAAGGGCTCAGGTGGACGCCCAACATAGCGAACGCCACAGAGCGATGACCCTCGAAGAACAAAATCAAATGCTAGCACAACAGTATCAAGCCGAAGCGGCTCGTGCTCGCGGTCTAGAACTTGATTATGAACTGAATGCACAAGAGGTAAAAGCTGCGGCAGAAGCCTTTGATGCACGAGTGGGACAACCAGGAGCCTTCAAACAAGAAGTTATTCGCAGGGGTCAGTATCTTTGGCACACAGAACAAAGAGACATCCCAGCAAGACAAGCTATTCAAGAGGTAATTGCTAACTACGGATTGAATTCCCAACAGAATTCTTTCGGGCAAGCAATACCCGCATCTGCTGGGGCAAGCCAAGCACCAGTGACCCCAACTCAACAAATTAAACCCACTTTACCTAACATTCGAGGTAGTGGAACGTCACCTGTGCAAAGAGTTCCCAAAACTCTTGAGGACTTGAAAAAGATTGCTGCTCAAAAATTATCGCAGCAGTAATTAAGTTCTAACAACTCACAGTAGTTGTCATGGTGATGGCTTTGCTATCTCACAGACATATTTAAGAGGTCATTATCAATGGCAACTACTGTAACTTTTCAGGACATGCTCAACGAGTATGCTCCAAACGCGATCTTTAACGAAGAACTTGTGAAACAAGACTACTTTCTTAAGACTATTGAGAAAGATGAAAACTGGCTTGGCGGCGATCTAATCATCCCAAGCAAAAGAAACAAAGGAAACTCTGTTAGCTTCGGCAGCTTAACTGCTGCTGCAAGTATCACTAAAGCAAACTACCAACGTGGAAAAATTGAAGACTACGTTGAGGTCTGGGGAAGTATGATCTTTGACCATGCTGACCTAATGATGCATGGAAAACTTAGCGAGCAAAACTTACTTAAGATTCTCCCTGACGAAATCGAAGATTCTGTTCAAGGAATCAAAGAAAAAGTATCTATTCAAATTTCTTCTGGTCCTCACTTTGCAAAAGTTCTTGACGCTACTAACGCTTCATCAGGAATCTTAGTTGTTGACCACATCGACCGCTTTGAAATGGATGAGCTCGTTACTCTTGATGACGGTGACTCAAACCAAGCTGACTACTACGTTATCGGAAAAGATGTAAACGCTGGTCGTACTGCTGGTTACCCCTCTAGCGGAACAGTTACTCTTTCTGCAACCTCTGGCGGCTCTGCTGCAAACGTATCTGCGTACTCTGTAGCTCAGTCTGCGAAGTTCTACCGTTCTGGCGTTCTTGTTGGTGGCACTGTTACCAACACATTCGTTTCTCTTCGTAGAGCACTTTTGTCTAACGCTAATGGCGGTGATGCTAACCTTCATGGAAAATCTAAAGTTCTTAACCCACAACTTCAAGCTGTAAACGTAGACGGATCGGGCGTAACTGCAACAAACATCCTAGATAAAATCTTCGATGCTTACACAATCGTTCGCTCTGTTGCTAAAGGTAACGCAAGCACAGTTATTATGTCATACAAGCACCTTGGGTCATGTATGAAACTTATTGAAACTTCTAAAGGCGCTTACAAACAAGTTGGCGACACTAAAGCTAGCCTTTACGGTTGGACTGAAATCGACATCGTTACAGTAAAAGGAAAACTTACTCTCGTAGGCGTTCAAGAAATGGACGATGACATCATCGCATTTATGGACTGGAAAGCTTGTAAGTTCTACTCAAACGGTGGCTTCAAGAAAAGAATGTCTCCCGATGGGAAAGAATTCTTCGAAATCCGTAACACAAGCGGATACCAGTACGTTGTTGACGTGTGTTTCTTCGGTGAAGTGGGTTGGCTCAAACCTGGACACTGTGGAATCATGCACTCAATCCCTGCTTACACATAATCAAAATTAAATAGAGGATAGCTGGGCTAAAAACATCGAGACAAAAGTCTGCGAAGACTAGCCCAGCAAACTCTCAAAAACCAAAGGAGAAAAAATGCCAATTTCTACAGATAATGCTTACGAACTAAACAAAATGAATTCCGTTGCGAGCAAAACGCAACTTGGAACTCTTATTTCTAACATTCAACCATCGCACGTACTTGAGTATGCGGGCTCATTCACAACTGTGGGTGGCGATGCAACTGAGTCAATCACTGTTACAGGAGCACTTTCTAGTGATCTTGTAATCGTAGTTGTTAAAACTGCGGGCGCAACTCCAAGAAGCGTTGTTGCTGCTACTGCGGCATCAAACGCAATCACTGTAACCATGAGCGGAGACCCTTCAACGGATCACGTTCTTCACTACTTCGTATTTAGGGCAGCGGCCTAATTGATTTAAGGGGGGAGTCAAATCCCCCCGCTATTTGGAGGAACTTGTGAATTCAGTAGTTCAACAATCAACAATAAACCTAAATGCGACTACTTCAACTTCTGCGTTAGACATCACAAACATTAACGATGTTGGTGTTCAAATTGTAGTTACTACAAATGCAAACACTGGACAGTTTGCTTTGCAATGTAGCAACGATGGTACAAACTTTGTAACGGTTACTGCAACACCTACAATTTCTGCACTTGCTGGTTCAGACGTAGTCATTCTTACAAAAGCAACAGACCTTCCCTACAAGTTCTTTAGAGTAAATTTTACAATTGGAACGGGAACAAACGGATCTGCTGTAATTACTATTTTCGGGAAAGAGGTATAACAATGGACTTAGCCAAAGCCACAGAAGATTTTAAAAAGGTACTTAATAGCTTTAAGTCCGTACTTGCATTTGCAGAAGAAGTCGAAAAGATCGGCAATCTTGAGCTTGAAGTTAAAAAAGCCAACAGCGCCGCTGAGATTGCAAAGAAAAACCTTGATGAAGTTAAAAAACAGCACACAGCCGCTTTAGCATCCGTAACAGAGGCAACACTCAAAGCGGAAGAGATTGTTAAGAGTGCAAAAGATAGAGCAGAAAGCATCGTTAGCGGTGCAAAAAATGAGGCCCTTAAAGTTGTTGAAGAATTAAATCAACAAAAAGCAAAATCAGAAATGATTCTTCAAAAAGCTAAAGCAGAAATCATTGATGCTCAGGCAGAATTAGCAGCATTAAAGTCAGAGAAGGAAGCAATCAGCTCTAAGGTTAAAGAAATTAAATCCCAAATATCCAACTTTGCAGGTTGATTATGAAAAGCCTAAGAGTTGAAACAGAAAAGCTATTAGATGGGGCTACAGTTACAGGCTCGGGAAGGGCTATTGCGTTAAGTGGTCCTCAACACACTTTTCAGGCTTACGGCATAACAAGTGCTGGTAGCGGTAGTGCGGTAGTTGACATTGAAGTTTCTAGTGTTGAATTACCTACGAGCAACTCCGATTGGATTTTAGCGGGAACAATTACCTTAACATTAGGAACCACTGCAACTGCTGATGGGTTTGTAATAAACGCTCCTTGGAAGTGGGTTCGAGCCAAAGTCAACACACTTACAGGAACTGGCGCAAGCGTCACAGCATGGAAAGGAACTCCTAAATAATGGCAGTAGTAACCTACCCTGATGTTACAGGAATTTTAGATAGCGAAAGTTCTTCTGCGGGTCTTCTTGCTGGGGTTTCATTTGATGCCATTGATGTGCAACAAACATCAGCCACTGTAGAGACATATGTTTATAAGAGTGGTGGCATCTCTGGAACTACAGTTAAGACGATAGTGGTTACATACACAGACGCTACTAAAGAAAATATAGATACAGTGGTGGCTACATAATGGGATTAAAGTTTAACCCCTT